CGAAAAAGCGTGTAGCAGTCTGTCACCCCATGCGCAAACCTCCGGCCCAGCAGGTGCGCTACCGGGCGGAACTTTCGCAGCTCGCCGTTACACGCCAGCCACCAGGGCAGGCCTGTCATAACCTGCATGGCACGGTCAGCACCTGACAGCACCGGTACCGCCTGCGGATGTGAGTGAAATACCGCCGTGACTTCTCCCGCCTCCTCCGCTGCCAGCCAGTCATCATCGCTGATGCGGAAATGGTGAGCCGGATCGGGATGGACGTTACGGCACGGGTAGACGCGGGTATCGTTGATTATCAGCGCACACACTTCATCCTGCGACGAGGCCGCATACTCGAGTAATTCCTGCATCAGGAAACCTTCTGTGAACCGGGGAAACTGCTGATTGGCATGGGGTACGGTCGCGGGTACCGGAAGCGACAACCTGTGCGGCGGTGAGAACATTTGTCCAGCGCAGGGTTGCTGGTCGGGTTGTCCCGTTCATCGGCGACCGGCGGTCCGTCGTAATTGCACCCGGTACCGCGATACACCCACTGGCATACATCCGCCAGGATAGTCCGCGCCGGAATAATGGCGTTGTCGCAGTCCACCGGCGTTGCGAGGGAATAAGTCACCTGTTCTGAGGTTTCCTCTGTCATCTCCTCGACAACGTAACGGGACACTGCCTCCACAGTAGGATCTGCATCCGGGTTACCGTTGGGGAAGTTAACCGCATCCAGATACTTCACCGGCACCTGGCGGCGCGTGACCACCACACCCAGCAGATCGTCGAAATCATGGTTCATCCCAAAAATCATACCCGTGACGTTCGCGACGGACATAACCGGGCGCGCATAGGTACCTTCATTCCGGCTCTCGAAGCCTTCGACAGCGATGGGATAAGCGGGATAGGCGTTACCGCGCCAGATGACGTTGTTGTAAAAACCGTTTGTACCGGAGTGGAATCGCACAACATCGCCGCCGTACGGCCGGAGATCGACTTCAAAGAGATCTATAAACGCGCCGACTCCGGCATCAACGCTTTCGATAATTAGTTCGGGTGGAATGTCGCGCACGAAAATCTCCCATAAAAAAGCCACCCGGAGGTGGCTACTGTTCGAATATCAGGATGGGATATATCGCTATCCCTGGTTATGTTGTGGGTTCAGCCCGTCAGCGGTGGGACGCTGGCACACTCCGAGAAGAGGGATGGCTGATTACCTCTGATTAAGGAAAAGAAATGTCACATATACACAGCAGGGAATACATTGAAGGGGGGAGTACGGTTTCAGTTGAGTGCTCTCACCAAATCAATGTAATTGTAATGGACGATAGCAATTACAGTAATTTTAAAAATGGTAGAAGCTACAAGCATTATGGTGGTTTTTACAAACGCTTTCCCGCAAACATTACAGTTCCACACTCTGGTAACTGGAATGTCGTTTTAGCATTACCAGCAGGGCATCAGGCTAATATTCGTTATTCAATTAACGTCATCGGCTAATTGCATCTGCCCTTTCGCTTGAACAAGAGCATTCTCAAGGGCGGCAATAATTTTATGTTGTGTGCCGTCCTTTAAGTAACTAAGTGATGCAATCCCTTCTTGCGCATCTTCATTACGCATCCAAATAGTTTTTCCATGGTCGGTTATCGTAACTTGCATTTATAACTCCCGCCTTTCGGCTTTATCGCGGTACCTGTTCAAATGTGGCCGACAGTTCATAAAGCGGCCCGGTCTTTGTCATGCTCCATGAGCGGCAGACAAACAGCGCCTGCACCCCCGTATCCGATGGCGTCCAGTAGAAAGACTCCACCGCCATGCGTGCTGTCAGAAAAGCCTCGGCCTGCTTCGCCGGGTTCACACGGCACGGCCCGTTAACGCCGCGAAACGTCAGCGAGTATTTTGACATCAGCGGGTTAATGCCTTTCTTCTGTCGTTGCTCGTAACCGTCACCGAGTTTCACGACTGCCACGTTTGGGGTGCGTTCGGTGCTGTAGCCCTTCTGCGGGGACCAGATGAATGTTTCTGGCATGGATTGCTCCCAATAAAAAACCCGCCGAAGCGGGTTCATTTAGTTATTCAATTTTTGCATTTGGATGAACAATTGTGGTTCCTGAGACTTCAGCTAATCCGCCTATAATATACCCAAATACTTCTGCCTTTCCTCCATTGTTACAGAGGCCTTTACAGACCATACCTCGCAGGATCAATGCACCACCTTTTTCAACAGTGATGCGGCCAGTAACCATGCCATGAATGTCAGCCCTGCACCCATCTGAAACTACGAGATTCCCACATACCATCCCATGCAGATCGAGGTCGCTATTTAAAACTAAATTACCTTCGTGCTTGCCTGTAATCTTCATCATTGGCTCCTTAGGTAAAAATGCCGTGAGTCTCTTTGATAATTTACCGCTTCGTTCTCGGCTGAATCATACCATTTGGCCGATTAGCCTGGTCATTTATCTGGAACAAAGCGACCCGCTTCATCATCCCTTCCATTTGCTTTATCGTGGCATCGTCGATACCGCCGGTAGTGTTGATTTCAAATGTGATGTGCTGAACAACGCCACCCCCGCCTGCTTTATCTGCTGGAATGATCTTCCCTGACTTGTTCGGCATAAATATCTGCTGCCCGCCAGCTGTCTGGAACACTTCAGAGCGACCATCTTCGTTAATGCGGTAGGCGTTGCCCGCTGATACCCCGCCTCCATAACGGCGACCGCCAGCAAGCGCCAGCCCCTTGGCTGCAAGCATTGAACCAGCGTACGCTGATTGCCCCACCGCAGCAGCACTGCCGTACGTCGCGATTGAAGCGCTCATAGCAGCGGGTGCCCATGCAGCTGCGGCAGCTGAAGCCTGGGCAGTAGTTGCTGCCAGAGAAGCAGCCGCAGCCGCCTGGCCCATGAGCTGGCTTTTCGCCCATTCAATGCCCATCTGAACAAAGCTGCCCACCACGCTGTTTAAAATCGTGGTGCCGATGTTGGCGAAGGATTCCCTCAGGCTCTGAGTGCCGTTTATCAGGCCGGTGATTGCGCTGGTTGCCCCGCCCTGTAAGGAGTCTACGGCAGCGCCAATCATGCTGTTAATCTGGCTTTGCTGCTGCCACTCTTCCCACATGGCCGCCATGCGCCGCTGATGATACTGTTCCTCAATGCTGGCCCGTAACGCTTCGGCCTCCGCGATCTTTTGCGGATAAAGGGTTACGTACTCATTGAGCTGCGCCATTTGAGTCAGGTACGAGTTATCGACCGCTGCAACTGGTGATACCTGCCCCTGCAGACTGGTGAAATTCTGGCTGGCCTGAGTGCGCTTTTTCTCTTCCTCCGCAGCGGCCTTTATCGCCTGCTGACTTCTCCAGATTGCGTCGGCCTGCTGCTCAGCCTTAGCTATTTGCGCGTCAGTCGCTTTATTTCCAAGCGCCATAACCGCATCGTACTTCGCCAGTTCAAGCGAGCCATCGGCATAACCGGTGTTGAGTCGATCCAGTGCAGACTGCTGACGAGATAAAAATTGCGTTGCGTCGTCAGCGGACTTCTTCGCTTCCTTGTTTGCGGCTTTTCTTGCGCTGGTTAACCGCTCTGTTTCAGCGTATTGAGCCGCAAGGGCCTTTCTTTTTTTCTCATCAGTAATCCCTGCATCATCAGCATCGAATTGCGCCTGCAGTCTTGCTCTTGCTTCACCCTCCAGTTTTGAAAGAGCAAGGCGGCGTTCGGCGTTCTGAATGAGTTTCTTCGCTTCGGGGGAATCTTCCGGTTCCGCAGGTTGTTTATTCCCAACGTTCGCGGCTTTTTTATTGAGTTTATCCAGAACTTCGATCGTTGAAGCCATCGCAATAATAGCGCTTTGGCTTGCTCCAGGAATTACATTCTTGAGGTTGTTTTCAAGGATCGCGAAGGCCGCATCGGACTCCCTCGCTTTCTGATTAAGCTGCTCTTGAATAAGAGCCTGCTTTTCCAGAGTGGAGCGCAGTGTATTTGATGTGTCATTAACATCAGCAGTTTTCGCATTCAGCTCGCGAAGTGATTGTGTAACCCTTCTTTGTGCATCTTCAATCACCTGCAGCGGCGCGCCGGATTCGCGCAATCCTTCGAGTTGTCGTTGGTATTCTTCTAAATTTTTGCGTGCACTATCCTGCTCTTTTACTTGGTCTTTAAACTGTTCGTTAAGAGCTTCAATAGACGTGGCAGTGTTGTCCAGAGTTTTTCTGAGCTGGATTTGGTCCATCTCCTTCATTCTGGATATTACATCGTCCAGAGAACTGGCGAAGTTGATTGCTTCTTCTTTTGCCTGTTTTGTGGTTTGCCACCAGTACAGCAGAGCTCCGGCGGCTATCATCACAACACCCGCAGTGCCGCCAATTAACGAGAAAGCATTACGCAACAACCCCATACTTACCGAGGCGGCACTCGTTGCAGCTGCGGCTCGGGTCGATGCCGCCGCCTGGGCTAACTCTGCCTTTGCATATGCGAGAGAGGTGGTTGTCGCTTTGGTTTTCGCAGCAATCAACCCCTCCAGCGCAAAGGTTTCAGCCGCAGTACCTTTCGCTACGTTATATTCTGCCTGAGCCAGATTAAGTGCCGAAATAGCTGCCTCTTTATCAGCAAATGCCCGACGCTGCGTGGCATTTGCTGAGAAGAGTGCAGCCTGAGCCGCCTGATTTTCGGCGGTTATCATCTGGCGGTTTGCAGCAATGTGCTGAACTTTACTGGCTATACCGGTTTTCAAGGCGCCCGCATATCGTCCAGCCAGTACAAGCGCGAAAGCCTTTGCGGCAATGGTTGCTGTATCAATAAAGCCCGCCATTTCTTCGGAATCTCGTCCAAATTCCAGAATAGTGTCGGCGGCGGCAATCAATCCATTGGTAAAAGTTTGCAGTGCGCCGGTTTGGTTTTCGAGTGAAACAAGCACTTCGGTAAATGCCGTTTTCATCCTCACTCCCGCATCAGTGAGGTTGTTAGACATTCCCGCCGCAGCCGCGGCATTCTCATCAATAGATTGACGTAAACCTTCGCTAAGTTCTGAAGCTGTCAACTTACCGGCGGCACCCAATGCGCGCACTTCAGCAGCCGTTTTGCCGCTGGCGCTAGCAATGTCGTTGATAACTGTAGGGATAGCGGTTGTGATGGATTCCCACTGGTCAGATGAAACTTTCCCGGTATTTATCGCCTTAGTAAAAGCACTGATAGCTGATTCGGCCCGGTCCGCGCTGGCGGCGTTATTCACGAACGCATAAGACATTGAGTCCTGAACATCAATTGCCTGCTCGGTAGAATAACCCATGCTACGCAGTCCATCGGCGCTTCTGATATAAAGTTCCTGAGCTTCAGAAAGCGATCGATAGGTGCCATTTGCAGTACTAAGCAAACGCTTTTGTACATGCTCGAATTCTTCCTGGCTCGATGTTGCCATCTGAACCCGCTCGGCCATCTCCTGATAGCTCTGAACCATCTTTGCCATTTCCCGTAGAGCGCCAGCGGCAAAAATGAGTTTAATCGTAGACGCAAGTTTTGAGAGCGTCGTATTCAGGTTATCGGCTGACTCGTCGGTATCATCAAAATTACTCTGGAGATCATTCGTCATATCGACGACGTTGCGACCGGCAGTAAGAAGCTGAGCGGTATCAGCACGAATAATGTAAACAATTTCACCTACGTTTTCGGGCATTTACTTTTCTCCGGGCAATAAAAAACCCCACATTAGCGGGGTCTGCATGAATACTTATACCTTAATGAGTTCGCTATAGAACCATGAAATAATAACTATCAAATGACATGCATTAAATAATACTCAATATATTTTATCCGTTTTAAGTACATACCCTTTTGTAAGTTATATTCTCCAGCTCCCGCCCTTATAGTAATATCAATATCTGAAAGATTTTTACCGTCAATATTGACAGATGTTATTCTATAACTGGCGTCGCCCGCCTCACCTAAAATTGAATATCGGCAAAAAGTTTCTCCAACCAAACTTACTCCAAAAGAGTTTTTTGCTTCCTGCTGGATAATCACATTTGCCATGCGATAAGGTATCCGCCCCGATAAAACCGCGTCTTTAAATGGACCATCATTTAAAGTCCTTGCACCAACAGAAGGAATACCAATCATTACCTCCACAGACGCATTATTCATTTTATAACTGCTAGGTGACTTCATTGATTCTTTAGTGATTTTGCTGCATAAATCAATCAGACCCGCTTTCTCTGCGGCAGTATCGGGAACAAACATAACCAACAAAAAAGCAGTGAAAATCCCAATAAAAAAAATGATGCTCAGAGTCTTTTTTTTCACATCCCTATCCCCATTAGTAAAAGTTACCTTAATGCTAACAGGGGAGCGTGTCAGCGCAACGGGCAGGATTGATTTTTTGATCTCAGACAACGAAGAAACCCGCAGCTAAGCGGGTTATCATAATTAAATGCTTTACAATCTGATCAATTATTGTCTTTGAAGTCCTGAGCAATCCTTGCAAGGTAGCTCATAACTTGATGCTCTCGGGTTTTAGTGTGAGCATCAGGATACATGATCGCGATCAGGGAATACCTGTTCTCGTATAGTTCACCCTGCACATAAACAAGGCAAGCATCATTATTTGGATCGCCTTTCTTACAAACACGGTCAGGCTGAGGAAGTTTTTCAGGAAACTTTCCAGGGGGAAGGCATAAATGAATATGCATCAACCCTGCCCTGAAAGCACCGTAAGGCTGAGTAAAAGCTACGTCTCTGCCGAAATAATGGGGTAGCTTTCCGGTAGATTTGTAACGTTGAAAATCAGAAATTATCGAAGCTTCCAGCTCCGGGAACTGGATAAAGACTCCATCAAAAAAATTTTCTTTAGTTTTCTCGTTAATAGAAGCTTCGATATGCACAGATTTATCCGTATCAATGCAGGGGGAGGATTTTCAACTGTTCGGTGGTGTGCTTTGCTAACGCCGCCAGGCCGTCAAGGTCTGAAGTACCATGGAATGTTTCAGGTACTTTTTTCAGGCTCTTCGCAAAGTCATTTAGCCTCGTAACAGAGGAGCGCGCCTTGGCTACATGCCGCCAATAACTTTTTAATTCACCAGCAACAAACTCAGGCAAATTCTGTGAAAGAGTTGCTTTTACTTCTTCCTCAAACGCCCTAAGGAAAAGCTCGCACGCCTCTGTAGTGTCCATTCCATTATGTTCAACAGCCTGACGAGCATGGTCGGATGACATTCCAATCAATATAAGATAGAAATCATCAACTGCAATGGTCAGCTTATTGAGTACTTCCCTTCCGGCTTCAAGACCTCGCCCAAAATCCTCGATGCTCGGTGAGTGCTGAGATGTATTTGACATAACAGGAGCTGGCTGAATGATAAACGCCTGAGCCATAGCCGCAGGTTGAGCCAACGGCCCACAAAGCGCTGCGAAAGTAATGGCATTCAACGGATTCATATCAACCTCAACTAAAGTATATAACTCTATAGCGACAGCTATAGTCGCTGAGTTTAATACCATTAGTGATATTTGGGCAATCAGACTTCTGTCAGGATGTCTACATTTTCGACGACGTTCAGAATGACGCTTTTACACGTTAGCGGCAAGTTCGGCGAAGTTACCTGTGTGGTAATCACAGGATGTGATACCGTTCGAGGATGTTCACATGAGTGTAATTTCTGCGATTCAAGGCCTTTTCTTTATCGATAGCACTTTGTGCTAAAAATCGCGGTAACCGCCTTGAGTATCAACTAACAAAAAATGGATCTGATTAGTGCAGCCCGTTCCGCTGTGCATCGAGTGCGAACATCTTCTCTGCCCAGTCCATAGCCTCATCGTAATGCTGCTCGGTCGGGATTTTAGCGGCTTCCTTCTGCGGGTATTTGGCGTTCATGGCCGCCCTGAAGCTGGTCATGGTCATGTTCCACGCGTCAGACTCGCTCATGCCCAGGTGCGCCACCGCCAGATAAACGAAAGACCGGGCATCGAATTTCCCCGAGTATTCGCCTTCACCTTTGCTGGCGGCTTCCTGCGGCTGGTCGCCCACAACCCCATGGCGAATAAGGTGGCGCGCCAGCTGGATAATGTGTGATACCGGCAGCAGGCCGGGGCGATACGATAACTTGCCTTTTGCTGTGACTGAGCAAACACCGATCATCTGGCGGAGGTCATCATCACAAGCCGCCTGCACAACCTTTGCTGCAGTAACAACCATGTCGGCGAAACAGCGCGCCTGAGCACTGCGCAACACTTCTACATCGCTGATCCGGTGCTCAGGATAATGTCCGCCGTGCACCGTCACGAACGCCCCGACAATCTCTTCCGGCGTGCCGATGCGCGACATCGCAAGAAAAGAAGGGTTGAGGAATATTCTCCGGCCACCGGCGCGGATCTCCGCCTGGCCGATATCGGTAATTGCCTGCATAAAACCTCAAAGGGGCCGAAGCCCCTGTCAGTTAAGACGCGTTGACCACAACGGTTGCCGGGCTCGTGGTGACTGTACCGGCGGTGGGCGATGAAACCTGGCAGGTGTAAGAGCCGGCATCCCCCGCCACCGCGCTGGCTTTGGTGTAGGTAGCTGACGTGGCACCGCTGATATCCGTGCCGTTCTTCTTCCACTGATACGTCAGTGCTGAACCATCAGTCACGGTTGCCGCTGTGGTAAGCGTCAGCGTGCTGCCGGTGGTGATGGTGCGGTTCTGCGGCTGGGAGGTGATGTTAATGACCGCGCCGACGTCGCGGACATCCACCAGCCCGGCGCTCGAGGCTTCAATCGACCATGTGGCCACGTCATCATGCGGTGATTCATCCTGCCAGCTCGTTACCAGGAACGGGCCTTCTGTGATATCGAACGGCGAGATGATTTTCAGCCACACGTAAGGCTGGTTGCTGGTTTCTCCGGGCGGGTTGTAAACATGACGCTTCATTTCCTTCTGGCCGTAGATGGCTTCCTTGCGACTTACGCCGTCACCGGAGAAGGATACGTTTTTATAGGTAACCAGATTTTCCTGGGTATACGCTGCGCTCTGGTCAGCTGTGGCGTCTGCGGTTTCCCATTCCACGCCGGTTGTTTTGCCACGCATCATGCCGAGGCGCTTGTACTGGCTCAGCGTTGGCTGAACCTCCGGGCAACCAATCGCAAAATAAACGACGACGTCGCGCCCCGTGAATGCACCTGATTCACAAGTCATATGTGTTACTCCGTATTATCGGGAAATAATGGTCTGGAAGTTAATTTCGAAGGCGCAGCGGCCCTCTTCGGTGCGGAAGGCGGGAACGCCCCCGACTGGCTGCATTGAGATGATGCATTCGGTGTGGTAGTCATCGAGCATGGCCTGGCGGATGGCGTCGGCGGTGTTCTCCACCGCATCAACATCGGCATCGTTCTGCCCGGTCAGCAGGATGAAGCGGAAGTAGTCGCGGGTGATGGCCTCTTCTGCCGCGCCACCGCCCTGCTGCTGGATAACGAGATAGCGATCGTTCTGTGAATCTTCCACCTCGACCCAGAACCGCTTTTGTACACGGTAGCCGGTATCAAAACCGTGGCTTTGCAGCCAGGCACGTAACGCGTCGTACACCTCGCTTCGCGTCATAATTTGTAGCCTCGTTTAATGGTGGCTTTAATGTCGGCAATGCCGTCGCGCTCAAACCCTTTACGCAGGAAATCTGGCTCAGCGTCCGGGTCCCAGTAATTACCGCTACCGTCCGGGCGCGGCTTGCCTTTTAACGTGCCACCGGCCGCATTCACCCGCGCGGCATAATTCGCGGTATAGCCCACCCGTCCGGTCATTCCGCCATGCTCTGGCTTCAGTTCGCGATACATGCTGTTCACAAGCGTGGAGGTATGAATCGGGGTTATCTGCGCTGCGTAACCGGAGCCGACGATCATAACTTCGGTGATCACCTTTTCTGTCACTACCCCGGCGATGTTTCCAATCACGTTACCCATGTTTAACTGAACACGTTTAATACCTTTAACGGGCATAGCGTTGTCTCCTGGGGTTATCAGGCGCCGAGGGCGTTGCGGTTAGATGTCAGGATTTTGTAGTCGGGCTCCTCGTCGAAAAACGACATATCCCACATCTTTACCGCCCGGATCACATCACCTTTCGCTTTTACCGGGTCTGGTTCGGCGATTGTGTCACCCACAGCGACATAGTCGTTACGCAGCGGTTTACGGACATCAACGCCGTTGTGCTTCAGCTCGGTAGAGATAATCAGGTTGGTGGTGAATTCGGTACCGGCATCATCGATCGCCTGTTCCTGGTTTACCTCCCACGTGCAGTCGATAAGATACGGCGTGCCGGTTAGCCAGGTGCCTTTCCAGTCATCGTATGTACGCGGGTAAATGGTAGCGAGGTTGGTATATACCCAGTTCGCTGTCGCGCTCATGGCTCCTCCCAGCGGATCACTTCTGGTTTCCCGGCGGCAACTTCACGGCAAAAGATGAACCACTCACCGTTACCTTTGACGTAACCAGTCACCTTTCTGCCGCTGTCTGTCATCACCCAGACTTTAACGAACGGCTCCGGCAGTCGCTGCTTCACCGATACCCAGGCCATTACTGGCCCCCGTTGCACATGCAGCCGCCCTTACCAACCCAAATCCCCGCGAATGCTGGCGCAGCAGTCGGATCGGGCGGGATAAGCGCCGTCGTGCAACCGTGTTTGTCCAGCCCGCGCAGCAGACTCAGCGCCCCTTTCCAGCGGTCAGAAAACGACTGGTACCGGAATGAACGCGAAGCGCCGTTAGGCGCGGTCTGGCTGGAAAGGTATTTATCACCCTGCCCAAGCCCCATCAGCGCCAGCAGGTACAGCTGGATAAGCAGCGCTGTCGATGCCGGATAATGAAGTGCCAGGCATTCTTCAATGCCGTTGGCCTGGTCAATCAGCGCCGCCAGCACGAAGTCGGGTAAAGCGATGCCCTGCCCGGTCAGGTACTGCTGTGCCTGTTCCTGTGTGACCATGACAGACTCCTGAAATAAGACGCCCCGCCGGAACGGGGCATAAAAAAACCGCTTTCGCGGCGGTTATTCTCCAGGGAACAGGGTTTCGAGCTCACCAGGTGGCAGCAGCTCAGAAAGCTTTTCGGCACCCAGATTGCCTTTGAACTCGATCCCCAGTTCTTTCAGGCGTTCAGCAATGATTTCTTTACGGGATTTCACCTCAGTGCCCGCGCCCGGTGTTGCCGGGGTAAGCTCACCGCCCGCTTCCCCCTGCATCAGGCGAAGATGAGATTCCAGCGCTGGATGAACTTTATCCAGAACCAACACATCCCCAACCTTAACGCCGTGCCAGCCACGTATGACTTCAAACTTCGGCATAATTTCTCCTTAAGCCAGATTCGCGCCGTAGACAACGCCGGACAGGCCATCGTCATCGCGTTTAATCTGCAAACCTTCTGCAGACATAATCTGGAAGTTGTAGTTGCTCTGTGGCATCGGACGAGGCAACGGAACCACCCCAACCGCCATCCCTACTAACGGCGTGATCACATCCTGACGACGTTCATACGCCAGGAATTCATTACCGGTTAGTGCATAGGTCGGGCGGATATCTTTCACCGGCATAAATTTGCGGATGGCGTCCAGGACATTGCCGCTGATAACGGCGTTCGCGCCGCTGCCAACTTCAATGGTGTAAGGCTTCGACAGGTTTGCCATGATTTCAGCGCTCAGCCACAGCACATCGTATGCAGTAACTTTGTTGGCGCGGGCGGTAATGCCAAATGCCCCGGTTGGCCCGAAGAACTCCAGTAGCTGCGCCGGCGTTGCCGTCGTCAGGTCGATGTTTACACCACCGGCACCGGAACCGAGGTTAATCTTGGCGGTGTTACGATGGTTGCGCATGCCCTGTGCCGGATAGTTCTGGACCTGAATGGTCGGGTTGCCGTCGAGATAGCCTTTAACGCGACGTTTATGGAATTTGCGCATCTTCGCCAGCTGTGAATCCAGCACCAGGTCAATACCGACGGTATTGAGGCCAGCAGCAAGACGCCAGTTCACACCATAGCCTGCGGTATAAACCGGGATCGGGTCGCCGTCGCTGCCGTATTCGGTATGGTCAAAAGAAAACGGTGGCTGACCGTCCAGACTAACCTGCACATCATCGGCGATGTCACCAACAACGTTATACAGCTTGGCAGTCTTGCCAATCGGCAATACCGTCTGTACACCCATCAGATCGTTGACGATTTCCATCCCGATTTCCTGATCGCGCAGCTGGATGACCTGTCGGTCGATTTCAGCCCAGAATTCACGACCGAGACCGTCACCAGCCAGGGCATTCGCCGCCAGCATTTCAGGCGTCATGAGATTACGGTTTACCGCCATCATGGCGCGGTGCTGGGCATCCCACATGTTACGGTTAGCCCACAGCTCATTCCAGTGCGTGCGCAGGCGACTGTTGGTCGCCAGTGTTTCAGCAGAAAAATACATTGATGCTCTCCTTAAGCAACGGTCACGCTGGAAGCGCGCGCGCGGATGCGGATGAAGTCAACCGCCGTGGTGGTGACGTCATCCTGGCAGTAACCGATGACCTGATAGGTACCCGCAGCGGTAGGCACGGCAGCGGCCTGACCTGCAACAACCGTAATTGGCTGGTCTTTTTTATAGGCACCTGCAGCAACACGAACAGCGAATTCACGCCCTTCTTCCAGGTAATTACCCACACCCGAATGACCGGACGGGATCGGATCGGTAATGCCCAGCCCTTCGTGATAAGCGCAGTCCAGCACATACATGCGTCCCACAGGTGTAGAAACCTGTGCAAAAAGATTGCTGGCATTGATGACAACAAACGTACCCGGGTTCAGGGTCGCTGCGAGTTTTCGGGTTTCCGTCTTGTAGAGCGATTCCCCGTCGATATTAACGCGACGATAACGTGGCATTGGCGTTTCCCTTATTTGAAGTAAGTGGCCGGATCAGGTGCGCCGGTTTCGGTCTGCGCCTGTGCGGAGTTAGTGCCCAGCGGTGCGGCTTCGCCCAGGTTTTTGAACATCGCATCCAGTGCGTCACCTGACAGCGCGTTCGCAACGATCTCGCCGTGAACTTTCGCTACCGCCGCGCGCTTCGTTGCTTCTTCGGCACGGGAGTTAGCGGTCAGGGTCTCAGCGAGCTGCTGCTGGTTGGCCTGCAGTGCATCAACCTTTTCCGCGAGAGGCTTAATAGCCGCCTCCGTGTTGGTCGCAACGGCCTGGCCGATCATGCTGCCGATTTGTTCCATTTCTTCTTTGGTTAAAGGCATGTCGCCCTCCGTTTGATGGTTGGTTGCAGGCTTATCCTGCGGTGTGAAAAGGGATTTAACTTTATTGGTCACAACGGTGACCCAGGACTCCTGGCGGGCAACAGGCGTTCCGGTGTCGTCGAAGGTGATTTTTCCGCCGTCAGAGGTGTAGCCGTAAACCTGCGCGCTGCCGCCATTGCGGATAATCACCACCTGCGACTCGGTGAAGTCAGCCACCCAGGCGTATTCGTTCTCGCCGGGGGCGAACTTTGCTTTTGCAGCCCGGTCGAGGCGTTGTTCACGCTCCCGGAAGGATTCGCCCACCAGCGCGCCGGAATTTGCTTTTAGTGGCGTGGCGAGGTCGGCATTCACCATCAGGCCAACGCCTTGCTCGGGTGTGGCAGCGCCGACTTCATGCAGCAGAATGGCGTCGTGATCCATGCCGTGGATTTTTGCCACCCACTCAGCGCCCAGCGCCTTCTGTTCTTCATTAGGTTCGAGCTGGTCAAGAAACACCGCCACACTGGTGTGAATTGGCGGCACGTCCTCGCCGCGCTCAATGGCTGCCACGCGCTCGAGGAGTTCCCGGCCACCTTCGGATTCGCTGGCCTTGTTCACATCCACCCATTTCTCCAGGTAGATACGATTCCCGGCTTTTTTAACGTTGCGGTTCCACGCGCCGACGAACCCGACATTCAGCCCTTCAGGCGAGAAGGCCGACACGAACTGGCCGTTTACCTGCGGATGACCGAGCGGTGCCAGCGTCCCCTCGAGGCCCGCATAGTGCGCATCAATTTCGCTGGCAGAATAGAGACCGCCGTTCATGACGACATTGGCCGGCAGCGTGTAACTGGGCAGGATGAGATGATCGCGCCCGTTGTGAACTTCCCGGCGAATAGACTGGCTGTTCACACGGGTGGTGACGTTTACTTGCATGGTCATGGTGATGTCTCGCGGTTACGCGGCTCTGTGGTGGCCGCAGTCGCAGTGATTGGCGATGAGTCCGGCTTTCTGCGCTTTCTCCAGGCGCTTTTTAGCCATATCAGTGATGTTCGGGTTAAGCGGAATGCCGCTGGCGTTAACCAGCACAGCGACCTGCGTGCATTTACAGTTAATCGCGTTGCCGTCGACGCTGTACCAGTCCCGAACCTCTTCGGTGGTGTAGAGATGCCCGTGGCGAAGCGCATGCTTACGCCGCGTTGTCGGGCTGAACGCTGACAGGTGCAAAAGACGGGTTGTAATGCCGTACTGCGCTTCGGCATCATCCGTTTCATCCCACCGGGCCCGACGCAGCGCCGTCGGTATCTCCGTACGGGCAATACGCTTAGCCCTGCTGAGTTCAATCCCGGTCTGGCTGGTGAGACGTTTCGCAATTTCCCGTGGATTCTGCCCCCGCCCCATGCCATCGGTCAGAATGCGCGCCATGTCCGATTTCATGCGCGCACTGAGGTTTTTCATCTCCTCAAATACACGGGTTCTCACCAGCAGCAGGCGGCGCTGGTAGGTATCGCTCAGCAATAACTGCTGAAGACTTTCACGCCCGGCGGCATAGACCGGCGACTGCTGCGACAGGCTGGCAAATTCCTGGGCCGTGCCGCGCTGATAACACTGCCTGACGTAATCCCGCCAGAACCAGAAATTGGTCTCGCTGCTACCAAAGAGGATTTCATCAACAATCACCGAGGCGTTGCTGAGAAGCATGGATAACAGTGAGGTGTCCAGGTCGAATGCGTAGCGAAGGTTTACAGCGGGTGATGCGGGAATACGGTCGAGAATGTCCTGGTAAGCTTTTGCGATGCGTCTTATCCGTTTGCCGAACTCGTTAATCGCACCGCGCTCGAGGCGGTCTGCACCGGTGGGATCGTTAAGGTTTCCCGGCAGAATCGGAGGTTTCGTTTTCCTCTTCCTCATCGTCTTCCCCCAGCGGTGCAGGCGAGCCCTCATACCCGGCGGCCACGCGGATTTCTTCACCGGTGAAGGGCTGTTCGCCAGTGGCGATTGAGGCGCTGTTAATTTCCGCCATGGTCTTGGCTGCGGCCAGCTTCTCGGTGTCAGTGCTGGCGTTCAGGTCATCCCAGATAACCGCTTTCTGCCCTACCGCGTCGAGGATGCCCAAATCCACCAGTTTGTCGCAAAGGTCTTCAATATCGAATGACAAATCACCCCGGCGGGACTGGCAGCGCCCGTTAAAATAGCGCTGGTCCTCAGTGCTGGCCCGCTCGCCCGTCTGCATGCCAACGAGGATTTTGGTCGGGATATCCAGCGCGGCGGCAGCAGTCTGCAGGTTCACGTCATAAGTCGGGCCGGGGTCAGCCACAGATGTCACCAGCGGCGTTACAGCTGCGCCCTGCGTGGTGAGTAGCGCATCGTTGCCACGGTTAATCTCCACAGCGACTTCATTGAACTTGTCCTGCAGTTCTGCAACGCTCACGTCATAGAGCGAGGCCAGATTGGTGAAATCGATTTTTTCGTCGAAGTTAATGCTCAGCTGGCGGGCCGCGTTCTTCAGGAACGACTCACCGGAGCCGCCTTCCACCTTCTCCAGGCTGACGAAAGCGTTATAGGCTGGCTCAAGAAAACCGATCGCGTCGGGAGAATAATCACCCAGGATAAAAACGCGATCCGGATGAACGTCCACGCGCCGGATGGCGCCGTTCGCCAGTTGTTCGATGTACTGCCACATTTTCGGCTGGCCGTAGGTGCGGGAGTTAAGACCTGTATCCCAGTCCTTAACCTTAATTGTTCCCGCCCAGGCAACGGTAATTTTCTCCAGCCCTCTCCCTCTGGTTACAGGCAGGTTCCAGTCTTTGCCGTCCCGTACATGCAGCAGAATGCCGGAGTAACGCCCAACCAGCCGACGTAAATCAGCCTCGGCAAACGAACGCCAGAAGCGATGGGTTAATACGGACTTAGCCTTGCGTTCCCAGTCTGTTTCCTTGCGTGTTTCGTCCTCTTCGTCGCCTTCGATAATTTCCGGGTTGCTTTGCCAGCACGCACCGATCAGCTTTTTGACCGCGCCATGAGCAATACCGCCTCGCCGGTACAGGCTGTAGAGGTCATCGAAGGTAATGTCGTCCTTGAATCCGTACTCGCACCATGCCGAGCTACGCTTTGAATCCAGTCCCATGGTTGGGTTGGCGGCCATCATACGGGCGCGCGCAAGCCTGGCATCGTTCAACGCATGGTTGACGGCCAGCTGAAGATTTTTATTCATGCAGGGTCCGTAAATTATCTGAGGCGTTTCGGGATCATCATGCCAATTGCCTGCGCCCCGCCAAGTTCGGTCAGCGCATACACAGCGGCATCCAGTCGGTCAGGCGACTTTTTGGCAGTAGCTGGCACGTACTCCATCAACTGGTTTTCGAGAAGATAGAGATTGCCGTGATGAGCTACGCGCCCCTGTTCGTAGAGCGCGGAAATCGGTTCGGCGCGTGCGAACTTTCCTTTGTTAGCATGAACACGAATAATCCGGCCTTTGAACCCGGCGTTACGCAGTGTTTCCTCTGCCATATCGCCGCCCTGGTTCGTTTCGATAACGATGGCATCAGCGCCATGTTCCTCATAGGCCCACATAGCCTTTTTAGCCCAGCCAGCCGGTGAGTATTTGGCACTGTAATCGCCATCCACAGAGAACTGTTTTTTATCACCAGCACCGTATGCACTGGCGGCCACAATCCCGGTTTCGTCGCTTTCATCGCTGTTTGTGGCCTGTGGGTCAATCGCAATAACCGTACGGACCTTATCAAAGCGGATCTGCAGGTCGCGCGCGGCGCTAATCATTGCCTCAGTCCACAGTGCGCCCTCCGCGTTAAATTTGCGGGGCTTCTGCATGTACTGCGCCTCGGCAGTTCTCCTGTGCGAGAACAGTGATACGCGGTGTGTCTCGTTGTGCTTGAATGGCCAGAGCCAGCCGTCAGGCAGACCATGATCAACAGGGATAGCGTGGGTGTTTTCCGGGTATTGCGCCGAATACGCCTGGCTGTTATCGATAATCACCGGCAGATTCAGGTGATACCACATTTCACCTGAGCCACCGCGCAGGAGGTATCCACTCAGGTCGTGATAGTGGATACGCTGCATAATCACAATCATCGGCGTTGTTTCTACGGCCAGACGTGATTTGATGGTTTCGTTAAAGCGGTTGTTCACGCCATCGCGTACAGTCTCGCTGTAGGCATCGTCTGGTTTTACCGGGTCATCGATAATCAGCGCACCCTGCCAGCCTGGCTCCATGTGTCCGGCACGAAAGCCGGTAACCTGCCCTGCAGCTGACGACGCGTAAACCCCGCCGCCGTATTCGTTCCACCACATCGCCTTACTGTCGGCATCGTCACGCAACGCCATCGGCCACATTGACTGGTAGGCCTGCGATTTGACCATGCCGCGTGCAGTCGATGAGTTCAGTAGCGCCAGCTGGTGGGAGTATGACAGGTGCATAAACCGGGCGCGCCGGTTCAGCGCCAGTCCCCGGCCCATCATGTTAATGGTTGCCAGTTCTGTTTTGGTGTAACCAGGCGGAACGTTAATGACAAGCCGTTTTATCTCGCCATCTATAACTCGGTTCAGCGTCTGCTGAATAACTTTGTGATGTGGTGCGACAATCATCTTGCCGCCGGTGCGCTGTTTGAAGAAATAGCGCGCGTAATACAGCCCATCCTCTTCGCATTCAACCTTACGGGCAAATGCCTTTTGCTCAGCAGTCGTCATCCTCCATCATCTCCTGCCTTGCGGATTTGTATTCCTCTTTGCTCATGGTGATCGTCTCGATAGCGCCACCGTTAGGCCCGGAATGCTCGAATTTATGTTTGTTTGTGTAGGCATCACCGCACTCTTTGGCGGCCTGTTCAATCAGTGACGCTGCCAGTGCCATATTCCGCATTGTCTCGGCCTTCGTCATCATTCGATCAAGCGCACGCAGCCGGTAGGCCTTATTGGCTATCGGGATGTCCGAGATTTCATTCTGGAAGCGTTCTCGGGTAGCGTTGAACAATTCCACCCACCGGGCAGCTAACGCCTTGCCACTGGCTTTTGTGGGGTCGTAGGATTCGACCTGCTGGCGGGTAATCTTCACCTGAAATTCTGCCTGGACAGACTCGACAACCTGAGAGGGGGTATCGAAGCACGCAAGCGCCTGAACTATGTAGGCTTTCACATCATTTTTAAGAGCCGCCATAATTCACCATTCGTCCAGGTCAGTCCAGGTAATCAAGCCAGTTTCAGCAAGCAGGTTCCACACGCTCTGGCGATATCAAGGTGAGCCACTTCCGCAGGCCTGTTCGCAGCGTCCACCAACTGCTGCACATCGTGACTGGCACCATAGCGGCGAACAACGCCCACGAACTCTTCCACATCGTGGCCGCGCAGTTTCAGTTTGGGCAGCCCGCTGTCCCGGTAAAACTTCGTTGCACCGAATTCATCGGTTTCCTGTGCGATGTGGTACAGCTCATGCTCCACCAGCGCGCAGAACTCCAAATCGGAACACTGAGCGCAGTAATCAGCGGCGAGGGTGATGATGAAATCCGGTATACGACCGAACCATTCGTACATCTGTTGTTCCATCCGGGCCTTGTGCCATCCACCAGCGCGAATCATCACCTCTTCGCACTGGCCCAGTACCGTTCGCCCCTTCTTCGTGAATGCATTCGAAGCCCACATGAAGACGATGTCAGCTTCCAGTAGATGGAAATGGTCAGGGTTATGCAACATACCCTCTTCGCTGATTATGTGTGAGTGCAGCCAATCATGGACGCCGTCAGCAGGGATAAGTCGGATGTAAGGTTTGAAGTCCGGGTTATCGATAAACTGGGGCGGTGGGTATGGCCTTTGGGTCATGATGTCAGC